ATCAAAATATAAAACAGATCATACAACAACAGTATACTATGTGTGCTAAAGATCCTGTTTTTTTCATGAAACAATATTGTTATATACAACATCCTAAACGAGGTAAAATTAAATTTAACCTATATCCGTTTCAGGAAGATTCATTAACAGAATTACGAGATAATCGATACAATGTAATTCTTAAGTCTCGTCAGTTAGGTATATCAACTCTTTCAGCGGGCTTTGCTCTATGGAGCATGTTATTCAAAGAAGATTTTAACGTACTTGTTATTGCAACAACTCAAGAAGTAGCAAAAAACTTAGTAACAAAAGTACGTGTCATGCACGACAATTTACCTAGTTGGTTAAAAGGTAATATTGAAGCAGATAACAAACTTTCTCTTAAATTTAAAAACGGCTCACAAATTAAAGCAGTATCATCAGCAACAACCGGTGCACGTTCTGAAGCACTTTCATTGCTAATTATAGATGAGGCTGCCTTTATTCGTAACATTGAAGAAATTTGGGTAGCATCGCAAGCAACATTATCTACAGGTGGTGGTGCTATTGTATTATCAACACCTAACGGAGTTGGTAACTGGTTTCACTCTGTGTGGTCAGAAGCTGAACAAGAAATAAATGGGTTTCATACAATTAAGCTACATTGGACAGTACACCCAGACCGAGATCAATATTGGCGAGATGAACAAACTAAACTTCTTGGTGAACGAGGTGCAGCACAAGAATGTGACTGTGACTTTATTTCGTCCGGACATACTGTAGTAGATGGCGGTATATTAATGGATTATGAATTAAAATGTACCGATCCTATCGAAAAACGCGGATATGATAATGCATATTGGGTTTGGGAATATCCAAACTATGAGAAAGATTATATAGTAGTAGCTGACGTTGCACGAGGCGATGGCGGCGACTGGTCGACATTTCATGTTATTGATGTACAAGATGTAGTACAAGTTGCAGAATATAAAGGCAAACTTCCGCCTAAAGATTTTGGGAACATGTTAGTATCAGTTGCAACTGAATGGAATAATGCACTACTTGCAATTGAAAATGCCAATATTGGATGGGCAGCAATTCAGCCTGTATTAGACCGAGGGTATGAAAATCTATTTTATACATATAAAGATGATGGTTATGTAGATGTAGATGTACAACTTAAAAAAGGTTATGATATGAAAGATAAAAGCCAAATGGTTCCTGGAGTATCAACAACATCTCGTACACGTCCATTAATGATTTCAGCTCTAGAAATGTATATGCGAGAAAAAACACCAGTTATACGAAGTAAACGATTAATTCAAGAATTATTTGTATTTGTTTGGTTAAATGGCAAAGCTCAAGCACAAAATGGATATAATGATGACCTTGTTATGTCATTTGCTATTGGTTTGTGGCTTCGAGATACATCTTTAAAATTACGTCAACAAGGGATTGAACTTCATAAAAAAACATTAAGTCAATTTCAAAAATCTTCACAACAAGTTATATTTACAGGCAAACCATCTTCTGGAACTGATGGGTGGGATTGGAACAATGGTCATTATAATGAAAATTTGACCTGGCTTCTGTAACAAGTTATATTTATAATAAAGTAAAATAATATTATGGCGTCTCTAAGAAAACGTTTACAGAATCTATTTGCAACGAATGTTATTGTTCGTGCGTATGGAAAAGATAAATTACGCGTAGTCGATACTAATCGTTTACAAGCAATTGGTAACTTAAATCAAACTAAAGTAGCTGATCGATATACCAGAATGCATGGTGCAAATAAGCACATGGTTGGAGGTATGGGTGGATATGATTCTAACTACTATATGCATCAGAATCGTATGCAACTGTATGCTGATTATGAGATGATGGATCGCGATCCAATTATTAGTTCAGCACTTGATATATACTCTGATGAATCTACATTAGCAGATCAGTTCGGTGATATTTTAACTATCAAAACTAATAAAACACAAATACAAAAAATTCTTTATAATTTATTTTATGATATTTTGAATATCGAATTTAATCTATGGACTTGGATTCGAAACATGACAAAATATGGCGATTTCTTTTTAAAATTAGATATTGCTGATGAAATTGGAATTGTTAATGCTCGACCATTTTCTAGTTATGAAATTGAGCGTTGGGAAGAATATGATGAAGCAACTGGCGAATATAAAATCAAATTCAAACATGTAGCAGATTCTAGAAAAGATTTTGAAGTTTTTGAAATAGCACATTTCCGTATGTTATCAGATTCTAACTTTTTACCATATGGTAGATCAATGTTAGAAGGAGCACGTAAAGAATTTCAAAAATTAATGATGATGGAAGATGCAATGTTAATTCATCGTATTATGCGAGCTCCGGAAAAACGTGTATTTAAAATTGATATTGGTAATATTCCTCCAAATGAAGTTGATTCATTCATGGAACAGATTATCAATAAAATGAAAAAAATTCCACATATTGATCAACAAACAGGTCAATACAATTTAAAATTTAATTTAATGAACATGTTAGAAGATTATTATCTACCTGTTCGCGGCGGCAATTCGACTACATCAATTGATACATTACCAGGAATGACTTGGACTGGTACTGAAGACTTAGAATATATAAAAGATAAAATGATGGCTGCATTAAAAGTTCCTAAACCATTTTTAGGCTATGCAGAAGCGGTAGAAGGAAAAACTACATTAGCATCTATGGATATTCGTTTTGCAAGAACAATTGAACGTGTTCAGCGAATAGTAATGTCTGAATTAACTAAAATTGCAATTGTACATTTATATGCACAAGGTTATGAAGGAGAAGATTTAGTTGGGTTTGAATTAGAATTAACAGCTCCATCAATTATATATGATCAACAAAAAGTTGCTTTAATGACTGAAAAAATGACATTAGCAACGGCAATGAAAGATAGCAAATTAGTTTCAGATAAATACATATATGAGTTTATATTCAATATGTCAGAAGATGAATGGTTGCAACAAAGAAATGATGTTGTTGAAGATCTTAAACTTCGATTCCGACAAAACCAAATTGAACAAGAAGGTAATGATCCTGCAGTAACTGGCGTGTCATTTGGTACGCCTCATGATTTAGCTTCAATGCATATGAGCAGTGATGATGTTGAAGAAAAAGATTTAGGAGGAAGACCAAAAGAAGGAATTAAATTTGGGCAACACAAAAATGCATTCGGATGGGATCCGACAGGTAAAAAAGAACTTGATCAAGCATTTAACCCTGACAATCAAAAAACAACATTCTTTCCAGATAAACGTTTTGATAAAGCAGTTAGACCGGTAGCAACTGAAAGTCATAACATACTTCGTTATTTAAATAAATCAAAAGGGCCTAATATTATAACAGAAACTTTGAAAAATAAGAAGAAAGATTTAGATCAAGGCACTATGTTAGATGAAAAGAACATTTTATAAATTCAAACATATTTATTAAATAAAAAAGAACTGTATTGAATATGAAAAAATTAAAACATTCGAAATATAAAAATACCGGGATACTTTTCGAAATGTTAGTTAGAAAATTAACATCAGAAACATTATCATCAAATAAATCAACTACTATTGATATAATCAAAAAATATTTCGGAAAAAATACAGAATTAGCTAAAGAATTGTATTTATATAATTCATTATTAAAAGAACAATATCGAAGTGAAGCACAAGCACTAGATTATATTCGTAGTGTTAAAGCAACTCATGATAAATTAAATCAAAGTTTACTTAAAAGACAACGTTACAATCTCGTTAAAGAAATTTCCGAACGATTTAATTTTGATGATATTTCAAAAATACATATTAATAACTATAAAACATTAGCATCAATTTACATGATATTTGAATATCAAGAAACGGATAATCCAAAACAGCTAATGGAATGTAAACATGTAATACTGTCTAATGGAATTTTAGTTGAAAGAAAACAACAAGAAAAAGATTTAACATTAGAAAAATTTCAATCACAACCAAAAGATGTACGTTTGTTAACATACAAATTAATGATTGATAAATTCAATGAAAAATATTCAAATAACTTAGATGAATCGCAAAAACAACTTTTAAATAAATACATTACCAATGTTAATGATACTAATGCTTTAAAAGAATACATTCAAGTTATTATTCCAGAAATTAAAAAAGATTTAGCAAATCAAGCAAAATTAATAACTGATAAAGTTACGCAGATTAAAGTACAAAAACTTTCAGAAATGTTATGTACTGTAGAAAATATGAAAACAATCAAAGAATCACATATACTTTCTTTGTTACGTTATTTTGATCTAGTTCGAGAATTAAAAGGGATGCACTAATGAAATCTTTCTTAAAAGAAATGGAAGAAAAATTCATGGAATTGGAAGATTACTGTGATGCGTGTGATAGAGTAAAATCGCAATGCGTATGTGACGAATCTGAACTCGATGAAATATCTACCACCGGCGGCGTAGCTGGTTATAATACGCCAAATGCATTTAGTAAAACAGGTGCAGATGATGATACGGTTGAAGCATTAGGCATGAAACGTGTAAAAATTAAAGAATCTGTAAATACGCCTCCGACATTTAGATGGAAAGATACAGGTTATCAAAAACCAGAATCGCCAGAAGAAACATCTCAAGATAAGTTTCCATTCTCTAACGACACAGACAAATGGACAAATAAAGATCAAGAATATCCAGTTAAATTTACAAATCAGCCATATGGTACTGCAAATATTACAGATAAATCATCTAAAGTATATGAAATGATGGATCGTAAATATGAACAACTTATAGAATCATATAGACGATTTGCAACAGAAGATAAACATTTAAGCCCTGAAAAAAAAGTAAAAAATACAATCAAGGAGCTAGCTAAAAAATTACAAGAAATTGAAACATTAGTTAATTACAATACAAAATTAAAAACAGAATCCGGGGTGTCAGCTTCAACATATGGTTCTAGTACGCAAAATGCATTAACTAAAATTTCAGAAAAACTAATTAAAATATCAGAGCGAGTAAGAGCATTAGGGGAATAGATCATGTCAAAAAAATTATTAGTAGAATATGTACCATTCAAACCAATTGGCTCATTAACTGAGTCATCTGGCGATGCATATGGAATACCTGGTGGTTTTGTTGTACAAGGCGTTTTACAAAGAGCAGCAGCTAAAAATCAAAACGGCCGAGTATATCCAAAACAAATTCTACAAAGAGAATGCATACGATATCAAAAAGAATATATTGATCAACATAGAGCATTAGGTGAATTAGATCACCCAGAATCGTCTATTGTTAACTTAAATAATGTTTCGCACAATATTTTAAAAATTTGGTGGAATGGTGATGACCTAATGGGTGCAGTTCAAATCTTAGAAACACCATCAGGTAAAATTTTAAAAGAATTATTTAAAGCAGGTATTACATTGGGCATTTCTTCTCGTGGATTAGGATCAGTTAAAGAATTACGCAGTGAAGGAACGGTTGAAGTTCAAGAAGATTTTGAATTAATATGTTGGGACTTCGTGTCTAATCCATCTACTCATGGGGCTTTTATGCGTCCTATTAACATGCACGAATCTATAAATAAAAATATACCAAATAACAAATATAACAAAGTAAACGACATCATTACATCGATTTTATGTGAAGATGGAAAATGTAGGATAATATAATGAAAACGCCTAATTTGAAATTCATTCTAGAAACAATTTTAGAAGATCAGCCAAAACCAATGACTCGTGAAGAGAAACAACAATTTGTACAAGAAGTTGCAAATTTCTCTGCGTTAGGTGATTCTGTATACGGAAAAGGTAATTTAGAAGAAATTGTAGAACGAGTTAAAGCGATCGTAGAACGTGCGGAACGCATCATGACTGAAAGTGATGATTGGATGTCAAATGTTGCACACAAAAAGAACAATAAACGTATGCATGAAGATTACCGCGATTTTGAACAAGCAGCTCGAGAATTGAAAGAGGCACAAGATCGAATGTCATTAGCATATGAAAATATTGGACAACATTTAAATCGTTACTTTGATGTTAATTAATTTGGATAATATAAAAAGTATTATTATAATATAGGTAGAATGATGAGCAAATTTAAAAAATTATATAAACAATTTTTTGGATTAACAGAACAATCGACACCTGGTGCAGCACCATCAGGCATACCGAAGTTTACAAAAGATGATGTTCAAAATGCTAAAGATATGGCTACGGCGTTAAAAGATATGAATAATGCCATGAAAACAGAGTCTGATCTAGAAGAAGCTCAATTGATCAATCATATTACAGATTATAGAGGCGGGATTGAATATGTATTAAGAAATCCAGCTGAGGCAAAAGCAGTAGCACAAGAAATTAAAGAATGGTCTGAAAGAAAAGGATTTACTGTAGTTAAACATACAATATCGCCATCAGGTAAAATTGGATATTTTTATTTTAGATTAGGACAAGACCCAGGTTTAGAATCACAAAAGCTTCAAGGATATTTAGCACAGAAACCTGAATTAAAACATTTTAGATTTAACGTTAGACAACAAAAACCAAAAGCACCGCAACCAGAAATTTAAATTTAATATATGAGTAAAAAACAAAAACAACATCAAACTATAGTTCCAGGGAATTCTTTAGCAGTTAATGTAGTAGGTACACAAAGAGAAGATTTAGGATTTGCTCTTAAAGTATGGAAACGCAAAGTTAAAAATTCTGGAATTTTAGAACGAATTAAAGATCGAAAAGAATTTGAAAAGCCTAGTGTGAGAAAAAGAAAACAATTACAAGCAGCACAATTTATTCAAAGAATTAAAGATTTAAATTCTTTTTAAGAAAAATTAATTAAAGTTTAAGGCTCTAACAAAAAAAGTTAGAGCTTTTTTACTGTTTTTTAAAACATGCTCATATTTATTTGTAAATACGCTATTTCCTATATAGTGTCTAGTATTTAATATATTTCTATTAAGATTCTCAATAATCTTATTTCCAAAAAACAAATTTAAGGAGAAAACAATGGCAAAATCAGACTTGCTAAAAGAAGCAATCGCCGATGCAAAAGCTGTTAAAGAAACTGCTTTAGCAAACGCTAAAATTGCTTTACAAGAAGCCTTTGCTCCTCGTTTAGAAAGAATGTTAGCAACAAAACTAACAAATGAAATCGAGGGTGAAGAAGAAGAAATGCCAGCAGAAGAACCAATTGCCGCAGAACCAGAAATGGGTGACGAAATGGGTGCAGAAGCTGGAGCTGGAAATGATGTAGGTGATTTATCAATCGACGTAGACGGAGACGGCGAATTTGATGAGTTTGATATCTACTCACAAGACGGCGAAGAAGAAATGCCGGAAGAAGAACCAGTAATGGGCGATGAAGAAATGACCGACGAATATAACGAAGGTTATGAAGATGATTTAAATCTTGAGTCTATCATTCGTGAATTAGAAGGTGATTTAGAAGGCGAAATGGATCCAAATTTAGAAGACGGTATGGCCACAGAAGGCGATATGATGGGTATGGGCCATGAAAAAATGCCAGAAGAAGAAGATGATTTTACTTCAGAATCAATTGACGAAATTTTAGAAGCTATTCTACGCGAAGAAGAAGAAGAAATGTCAAAAGAAGAGCCTAAAAAATCTGATGTTGACGAAGAAAAAGAATCAATGAAGGAAGAATTGGAAGAAGCATATTCGACAGTTAAAAAACTTCAAGGTATTCTTTCTGAAGTAAATCTTTTAAATGCAAAACTTCTTTACACAAACAAATTATTCCGTAATTTTGAATTATCTGAACCTCAAAAAATGAAAGTAATTGAAAACTTTGATCGTGCAGGTAATACAAGAGAAGTAAAATTAGTATTTACAACATTAGCTGAGTCATTCAGCCGTCCGACAACTAAAAAACGTGTAGTTAAAGAATCTTATGCTAGCAAGCCAGCTGCATCAACAGCTCCAAGCAAAGAAACAACTCAAGTATTGTCAGAAGGATTTGAATTGGCAAATCGCTGGAAAAAATTAGCAGGATTGCTATAACATTTAAAAAAAAGGAAAACCGTGAGTATTTCAAATTTATTACAAACAAATGATTTCGTACAACGCAACCAAGCTAAAGCGTTGGCATCGAAATGGGAAAAGACCGGTCTATTAGAAGGTCTTCGTGGCGAAACTGAAAAAGCAGGTATGGCCCAATTGCTTGAAAACCAAGCACGTCAATTAGTAAAAGAAGCTTCTGCAACTGGTACATCAGCAGGTTCAGAAGAGTGGGCTGGTGTAGCTCTTCCATTGGTACGTCGTATTTTTGCAGAATTTGCTGCTAAAGAATTCGTTAGCGTTCAACCAATGAATTTGCCTTCAGGTCTTATTTTTTACTTAGATTTCAAATATGGTACAGCTGTACCTGGATTTGACAATGATAACAACAACCGCACAGGTGACCCATTTGGTAATCCTAATGCATTAGATTCATTATTTGGTGTTACTACAACTGGTTCAGATGCAGCAGGTGGTCTTTATGGTGCAGGTCGTTTTGGATATTCAATTCCATTTACAGCTTCTGCAGCATTAGGCGCAGGTTCAGCGAATACAGGTTCTGGTACTGGTGCAATAACTGACGCAGGTCTTGTTAATTATGATAGCGTTTATTCTGCATCATTATCTAGTTACAAAAAAGTAACTATCAATGTACCAACTGATGCTGATTTATATGCAGTTCGTTCTTGGTCATTCTTATCAGGTTCTGCAGGTGTAGAAATTACGCCAGTACAAGCATTCTCAACGATTGATAGCAATTACACTGCATCATTCATTGTAACGACTGCACAAGCAACGGCTATTCAAACAGCAATCGCAGGTGCTGCACCAGGATTGAAATTGCAGTATAGCAAACAACCATCTGATACATCTCGTGGTGATTTTGAAGACAAGAATCCATTTGCTGGAACTAGATATGGTACATCAGGTATCAACGAAGGTACGGATATCGAAATTCCAGAAATCAATCTTGAAATGCAATCTGAGCCAATCGTTGCTAAGACTCGTAAGTTGAAAGCAGTTTGGACTCT